GTCCTTGATGAATCAAGAAAAGCTATGTTTAGTAAATTATTTTTAAAATATAAGATTGATACAAAAACAGTTATTGAAGCTGAACATAAAGCTAGAACTGACCCTGAGTATAAAAAAATTATTGATAGTTATGCTTATGCTGAAAGCCAACTAATAAAAGCAAAACTTATGTATAACAACCTTGATAGATATTTGTCAGTTAGACAAACAGAGGTAAAAAGAGATTTAACTCTAGCTGGAAAGCAAGAGGGATAACAAAATTCTAAATGTTGAAACTGCTCCTTAAACAGATACATTACATTTAGATAGACTCATAGGCGAGAGTTTATGAGTTGGCTCTCTCGGTACAGGGCAGTTTTTAAGTTATTCTGCTCTGTGCCATTAGTGCTTTACTATTTCAAAATCTGTAATGTCGGTGTTTTCTGTAATTGGTTCAATATTATAATTGTAATCTATAAGCTTTACATCATCAAATGCTGATAATTGTTTTATGAAAGAAGATAGTTTTACAAGTGTTGGACTTTCATCTACAAACCTAAGATTTATAAAATGACCATAAGGTTCGTAATCAGACTCCATTCTAAATTCAACATCTATAATAACTGCATCTCTGACCATAGATTATTAATACAGTTATTTAAGAGATATAGATATTATTTTTTTTTATTGATAAATTTTGTTATTGATGAAGAACCAAAAGAACCACCAACTATTGTAAGTATTATTATCCAAAAGTAATCACTAGCAAAACCTAATATTTGCCAACCTCTTTCCATAGAATCTTGAAAGCTTGGCACAAAATGAGCCAAAAAAATTAAACTAAAAACAATGACTAACCATTCATCTTTTAACGAGTTGTCAGATGATTTTAAAGATTGTATATCTACATTTTTTGCATTTTCTATTTCTCTATCTCTTACAATCTGATCTTTTTTAAGTTTATGTGTAACTGCACCAATAGTTTTTTCTGCAACAAGTTTTGTTAAAGGATTCTTAAGTAAAGCTAACCACATATTATTCTTTTATAAGTTCTATTTGTAATTCGCAATAATGAATTATCTTCTTTAAATCTTCTATTCCATTCTTTTTATTGTATCTGCAAACATATTTGATTACATTTCCTTGAAAGAATGAAAGATTATTAGCTGTAATAAACTCTATGGGCTGTATTTTAAGCGATTTATAGTAATTACCTTGCACTTGCCTATCTAAAGCTGATTTGCTTAAATTTGACCCCTCTTTGTTCGATTTAGACCCCATATTCGTTCTATACTATCTTTCCTATCCACTTTCCATTCTTATCTAGTATCATTGGGTATAATCTTGGTTGTCCACCTATTATAGCACCTGTGCCTATAACAAAACGCAACCTATGGTTTTTTGAGTATAAGAAGTTGTATGAAGATTGTTTTGTTAAGCAACCACATTGTAAAGACCAAACTAAATTATCAGGATTACTAAAAAATTGTATGTTGAACTTCGAGTGAAAATGAAACTGACAAACATTTTTTCCATACTGCATCGCCAATTTAATACCATCTGCCGAAACTCCATGCGTAAAGAAACACTCTGAACCATCTGATAATTTTACATTTAAATCATCAACCCATTTCCATCTTTTATCTACCTCTAAAAAATCATTATATGATCTTAAATATGCTCTAGGCATACCATGTTTCAAAGCTTTTCTATAAATTAATGACGAATGATTAGAGTGTAATAATATCATATCAGGAAATATTTTTTTAAGTTTCCATATATATTTTTTGCTAATTCTTAATTCATCTCCAGCACTAGGTAAATCAGGGTCAGAATCGTGAAAAGATAATGCGTGTTTATCTAACTCATCTCCACCATTTACAACTAAATCAGGTTTAATTTTTTTCTTTAATGCTTTTAAAAAATCAAAACTTTGAGGGTGATGTGCTGGTATATGTAAATCAGAAATACAAAGTATCTTGTCATAGGTCATATAAGACCTATACAACTATTTGGTGAGTAAGTAAAGTAATTGACCTAGAACTAATAATCCGATTGCACCAAGACTATATAAAATTCTATCAATGTCTTTTTTCATGTGATGTAGATGGTTCTTAATTATCAAATCAATTTTTTGATTTACTAATTTAATTCTACCATCAATCTCTACAAATTTTTCTTTAGTTGTTTTCATTGTTATTTTTTTCGCTTTCTTCTTAGGTCTGTATCATGTTTTCTACTACCACGCAAAAAAGAATTTACACGACCCATACTCCAACTAGCCATTGAAGTTCTTGGTCTTGAACCTGATGATAAATATGCACCTTGTCCTCTACGATATACTTTTTTAAGCATACCTAAAGTTATGTTTTTTCTGTTTTTTGCTTTTGATCTCAAAACAGAAACTACTCTTGCAGATAAAGGTTTTCTTCTAATAGCCACTTCTTGCCCTCGCCCTAAACATTGATCTTGGTATTTTTTGTCCTCTTTTGTAAGCATCAGACATAGATTTAATCAAACTTGCTCTTTGTGATCTAGCACCACCTTTAAGACCTGATAAATACTTTTTAGGTAAATCAGTTTCTTTATCTTTTGGTACTTTTCTTCTTTTTCTTTTTTTTGACATTTCTTCTTCTTTTCCTAATTGGTCTTTTGTTTATCATCTCAGCCAAAGTTGTTGTTGTTGTAAATCCACTCATTTCCCTATTGTCCTCATAGCAACTCGATGTGCTTGTGAAAAATTAAGTTTTCTTCTCCCACCCATTAGCCTAGCCATACTTCTCATGTGTTTAATTGTATGGTGTCGAGCATGGCTACGCATCACTTTTTGTTGTCTTGGTGTAAGGTCTTTTATTATATTTTTAATAGACGCAACCTTAACCATTATCTTTTTCTTCTATTCATTTTTGGTTTCTTAGCTTTTTTCTTCTTCTTCTTCATTCCGCCATGAGAACCTTTTCCTGTATGATAAGGCATATTATTTTCTCCTTTTTGGTTTTTTAGTTTGTTTTTGTTTCTTCAGTATAGCTTTTTGTAAAGCCATTGGAAGTTTCTTTTGTTTTTTTGTTAGTGCCATCTTTTCTCCTTTTATAAATCTGTTGCGTTTCCTATTATGGGTTTATACTTTGTTTTACCATCTTCTCTAAATGCTCTCAATAACTGTTTTCGAGGATTTTCAGCAACCCAGCTACAATGAATCCAACCGCTATTAGGTTCACCAATTTCAAAAAATTCTAATATCATTTGGTCATATTCTAAATTATTTTTAATCCAATCAAAGACTTCTGCGTTGCTTGTACCCATAACCTCAAAATCTGCCGCTTCTGCTTTAGTATGTTGGCTATTTATTGACGAATTTATTTTTACACACAACTCAGGGGATCTAAAACAACTTGTTACAGTTACTCTACCAAAATGATCTCTTACAGGTTGCAAAATATTTTCACAAAGTAATTTTAATTTTTCTATTTGATCTGCATTGGGGTTGTTGTCAATACCATGTCTGATAGCTGTATCTGATTTAATTAATTCTGCTAAACTAAAGTTTCTTGTAAGTTTCATAATTACCTTGCGTTGTTTGGTACACCATTAGAATTTACAAATGGGGATTCTGCGAAAGCCATGAAGATATATGTTGAACCAGAACCATTTTGTGCAGAGCCAGAGTTCCTATGTTTAATACCATTAGCTAATATATCTATTCTATCTGTTGTACCCTCAGTTGCAGTTGTATTTGCTCTTAGTTCATCATTATCAACATTATACCCTTCTCTTTTATTATCAAAAATAAACCAATCATCACTAGAGTTGGTTCTTTTGCATATAAAGAATGAAGCACGAAATCCGAGATGAATGTAGGTTCCATCACTCGACCCTGATCCCTCATATTGTCCAAATTTTGAGTATCCTTTAATTTCTTGAAAACAATACATTATAAATTTAGCTGAGTTAGCATTTATTGCAGAACCAGCATCTACAAAAGTCACAGCAGATGAACCAATAGATAATTCTGTTGTAGAATCGTTTGACACTAAAGCATCAGATAAATTTAATTTTATAAGGTCGCCATCTGTTGTAAATGTAGGGTGATTAGGAAAACCATACATAAGCCAAGGGGTAGA